TCTAGGCAATTGGAATGATGTAAACAACAACGCAGCAAGCTATGTCGGCTGGCAATGGCAAGCAGGACAAGGCTCAACATCATCCAACACCAACGGCTCAATCACATCGACTGTGAGCGTTAATGCTAGTGCTGGGTTTAGTGTGGTGACGTATACGGGTACGGGTGTTAATGCGACTGTTGGGCATGGGTTGGGTGTTGCGCCAGCGATGTACATTGTTAAACGCAGGAATGGCGCAGTAGACTGGGGGGTGTATCACTCAGGATTAGGCAATCCAGCTTTTGGTTTGTATTTGAATACAACTAACGCAGCATTTAACGCCCCCACTTATTGGAACAGCACTGCGCCTACATCTAGTGTGTTTTCGCTTGGCACTGATTCGTTGCCAAACGCTTCGGGCGGCACTTACGTTGCATACTGCTGGACACCCATAGCAGGATACTCAGCGTTTGGTAGCTACACGGGTAATGGTTCGACTGATGGGCCGTTTGTGTACACGGGGTTTAGACCGAGATTTGTGATGATTAAAAATGCCGGTGCAACGGGCGATTGGACAATTATTGACACGGCAAGGGATACCTACAACGCAGCAATCACAGCTTTGTATCCAAATTTATCAAATTCAGAAGGCGGTGGCAACGTAGATATTTTGTCTAATGGATTTAAGATCCACAATACAACATATCAAAACGGTAGCGGAAACACAATGATTTACGCCGCATTTGCCGAGAATCCGACGAAGTACGCTCTTGCGAGGTGACACATGGCACGACCAATTGATGACCCAGTAAAGAAATTTTGGTCACGAGTTGAAAAGCGTGGCGAGGATGAGTGTTGGCAATGGCTTGGGTCATTTGATAAAGATGGCTACGGTCAAATGCGTAACGGTGTTTTGCGTATTCAAGACAGAGCGCATAAGTTTTCTGCTCGGCTGCACTTTGGTGAGATACCAAAAGGTATGTGCGTTTGTCATAGCTGCGACAATAAGTGGTGCTCAAACCCTAAACACTTGTTTTTTGGAACGCAGCAAGACAACATTGCAGATAAAATGTCTAAGAATAGACAAGCCAAAGGCGAGCAACAAGGGCATAGCAAACTGACGGAGGCGATGATTGCTGAAATACGGTCAAGAGCAAATGAAAGTTATCGCACGTTATGCCAAGAATTTGATTTAGTACCATCTACCGTATACAGGATTTGGCGCAACCAATCTTGGAAACACGTTTAAGGAAAATAAATGTTCGCCATTATCCAAAATAATCTTATCGCCCTCCTAGTCCCCGCTGGCACAGCCTTTGAGTGGGATGGTATTCAATACCCTGCCAATTGGTGCAACCTGTCTAGCCCCGAAGAAAAGGCGGCTATCGGCATGGTTGATGTCATTTATGGCACACCCGCTAACGACCAATACTATTGGGTCAGCCAAGACGCACCTGTGTACAACGGCACAGTCGTTGAGATCAACTACACCGCCACGCCTAAAGACTTGTTTGAGTGCCAATCAAACGCTGTCAACGCAACAAACGCAACAGCATACTCAATCCTTTTGCCTACCGACTGGATGGTGGTTAAGGCTGTTGAGACAGGCGGCACAGTAGCCCCTGCTTGGAACACATGGCGGCAAACCATTCGCACGCAAGCCGCTGACTACGTTGCGGTGATTAGTGCTTGTACGACTGTCGCTCAGTTAGCTGCGCTACCTTCTGTGCAATGGGCGAATGATCCTAACTACATACCGCCTGCTGGAGCTTAAATGATACTCTCGACTGAGCTCATTAACGCAGTCTTGAATTACCTCGGCAACCGGCCTTACGTCGAGGTCGCGAACCTCATCACAGCCATTCAGGCTGAGGCCGCAAAAACCAATGTAGAGAAAGAGGCAGAATGAAATGGATTCACAGACGCTGTTTAACATCGCCATCGGTTTGGCATCATTTTTCGGTGGCTGGGTTCTAAACAGCATCACCAAGGCTGTGGATCGCCTTGACGCTGACGTGCGTAAGTTCCCTACAACGTACATCGGTAAAGACGAGTATCACCGTGACATTGCTGACGTCAAGCTCATGCTGGGTAAGATTTTTGATAAACTCGATAATAAGGTGGACAAATAATGGACCCACTAACCATTCTTGCCGCGCTAGGACCGCTCGCCGTAGACCTTGGTAAAAGCCTCATCGGGCGCTTTATTCAAACCGACGTATACAAGCCGACCAACATCGCTGAGTACACACAGATGCGTCAAACCGATTTGGCGATGTTCCAAGCAATGAATAACGCTGGGGGTGGTGGAACTACCTATCCGTGGGTTGAAGCGATTGTGCGCCTCATGCGCCCTGCTGTTGGGGCTATTGTGCTTGGTACATGGTCGTTTATGATGCTGACCGGTCAAGAAAACCCCGCAGTCAACAACTTTGCAAGCGCCGTAGGATTTTACCTGTTCGGCGACCGCACCTTGTTCTACGCGCAGAAAAAATGATTACCGTAGAACTTCTGACTTTATCTCAAACCTGTACGCCAGCAATGGCTGATAAATGGCGTGTTGCACTGCAATATACTTGTGACAAGTTTGAGATAAACACACCTGATCGTGTAGCTGGTTTTCTTAGTCAATGCGGGCATGAGTCTGGTGGGTTTAGATTCACCTCTGAAGATTTGCATTATCGTGCAGAAGCGTTAACACGCATTTGGCCTCAAAGATTCCCACCGGGGATTGCCGAATCTTATGCCATGCAGCCTGAGCGAATTGCTAATCGTGCTTATGCTGACCGTATGGGAAATGGTGATGAGGCAAGTGGTGATGGCTGGAAGTACCGTGGGCGAGGTTTAATTCAGCTTACCGGCAAAGATAATTATGCTGCGTTTAGCTTGGAGTGTGACAACGAAGCCTTGGTTAAACCTAATCTCGTTGCAGAGCCTGAACTAGCCGCACTGTCTGCCGGTTGGTTTTGGAAGACAAATGGTTTAAATGCACTTGCTGACGCTAAGGATATTGTTGGCATGACACGCCGCATCAATGGCGGAACTAATGGACTAGATGACCGGCAGATGCGATACTCTCGTCTGATCAGTTGTTTAAACAGCGGGTAAATAATGCTCACTAAGTTGGCACTCCGCCCCGGCGTTAACAAAGAAAATACCCGCTACACAAGCGAGACGGGTTGGTACGTCTGTGACAAGATTCGGTTTCGGCAAGGCACACCGGAGTCTATCGGCGGCTGGGTAAGGATTTCTTCGGCGACATACCAAGGCGTTTGCCGTGCGTTATGGAACTGGATCACGCTGCAAGGTGCAAACCTTATGGCGGTTGGTACGAACCTGAAATATTACATTGAGAACGGCGGGCTGTACTACGACATTACGCCTATTCGCAAGACTACGACTGGCACGGCAACGTTTGCAGCGACTAATGGTTCGGCGGTACTAACTGTCACGGACGCTACACACGGGCTTGTCGTGGGCGACTTTGTAACCTACACACTTGCCGTATCTTTAGGTGGTGCAATTACTGCCACGGTACTTAACCAAGAGTATCAAATTGTCTCAGTACCCACAGCAAATACTTACACAATCAACGTCACGACCCTAGCCAATGCAAGCGATACGGGTAATGGTGGCGCAGCAACCGTAGCTAAATACCAGATCAACGTGGGTCCTGAAATCCAAATTCCACTCGTTGGTTGGGGTGCGGGTGCATGGGGTTCTGGCACATGGGGCGTGGGTGGCACGTCTGGGGTGTCATTGCGCCTTTGGTCGGAAAACAACTTTGGCGAAGATTTAATCTTTGGACCACGCGGCGGCGCGATGTATTATTGGAAAGCCTCGACGGGCTTAACCGTTAGAGGTGAAGCACTTACTGCTAAGGTAGGAGCATCTGATGTGCCAACCATACAAAATTACATTTTAGTCTCGGATGTATCTCGTTTTGTATTTGCGTTTGGTTGCAATGAACTAGGCAGTGCCACTCAAGACCCGCTGCTTGTACGCTGGTCAGATCAAGAATCAGCAGTCGATTGGACGCCTGCCCCAACGAACCAAGCAGGTAGCTTGCGGTTTTCACACGGCTCGGCAATTCAGACCGCAGTACAAGCCCGCCAAGAAGTTCTAGTTTTTACCGACACGGCGCTGTATTCCATGCAGTACGTGGGTGCGCCGATTGTGTGGGGTGCGACTCTACTTGGTGACAACGTATCGTGTATCGGACCCAACGCTGTATCTCTAGCGTCTGGCGTGGTGTACTGGATGGGTGTTGATAAGTTCTATAAATACGATGGTACAGTGCAGACTTTGAAGTGTGATTTGCGTCAACACGTATTTAGCAACATCAATTTGCAGCAAGCCTATCAAGTATTCTCAAGCACTAATGAGGCGTTTAATGAAGTCTGGTGGTTCTACTGTTCAGCAAACTCAAACACTGTAGATAAGTACGTCGTATTTAACTATGCCGAAAGCATCTGGTATTACGGCTCAATGGCGCGAACGGCTTGGATTGATAGCGGCACACGGAACAACCCCGTGGCGGCTACGTACAGCTACAACCTCGTCAATCATGAGTCTGGGGTAGACAACGGCGAGACCGCGACACTTACCGCCATCAATTCGTATATCGAATCGGCTGAGTGGGACCCCCAAGATGGGCATAAGTTTTCCTTCATCTATCGTATGCTGCCTGACATTACGTTCAGAAGCTCAACAAACGGGTCAAACCCGCAAGTTACGATGAGCATTATCCCCATGAAAAACTCTGGTTCAGGGTACAACAATCCGCAATCTTTGGGTGGTAGTAGTAGCGCAACCGTTGTACGGACAGCCATTGTGCCAATTGAAGAGTTTACGGGGCAGGTGTTTATTCGCGTTCGCGGCAGGCAGTTTATCTTTAAAGTAGAGGCTAATCAGCTAGGTACGGGCTGGCAATTAGGAAGCCCTCGCGTTGATCTGCGTCCAGATGGGATGAGGGGATAACATGGGATTACTAGCTAACCGTGCGCCACCGAATCCGCCGCTTCCGCCCGAAGAGTACAGCAAGCCGTACTTTGACCGTCTGGTTAACATCTTGAACCTGTTCTTTCAACAGATCAACGCTATACAACCGATTAGTATTGCTCAGTTAAACATCAATGTAGACACGTTACCAACCGATGCTGATTACGCAAATTTAAGGTCAGGTGATGTATACCGAGATACATCGGCGGGCGATGCATTAAAGATTAAGGTATGACACCAGAGTTTAAAATTGAGCATATTGGCGATGCTGTAGAAGAACTTGCGCCACTCACCGTGGATCACCACGCAGAAGTAAATTGTTTTTACGATACCGATTTGAACATTGATTGGGATAGGTACAAGAAAGCGCAACAGGTATATTGTTTTACAACCTGTAGGTTAGATGGCAGATTGATTGGCTGGGTTGGGTTTTTTGTGCATCCCCCTGTTCGGCATAAGGGTTATCTTGTAGCATATGAGGACTGGTATTACCTCAAGCCTGAGTATAGAGGTCGCGGCTGGGGCAAAGAATTGTTTAAGTATGCGGAAGATGCGCTTAGGCGTGGCGGTGTTAAACGAATTATGATGAGCTGCAAGTCGTACCAAGACTATACGCCGTTGCTAGAAAGCCTTGGTTATGTCCACTTTGAAAAGCATTTCACTAAAATATGAAATACACCTTAGACCTACTGCCGCTTAGAGCCTTTCAAGGACGTGGTACACCTGTCGGTGGGCGTGGTCTTCGGTTGTGTGGTGGCAGTGACGGTGGCGGGTATTGGTACGATCAACAAGCCGCTGATGATGCGGCGTATGAGGCGTATCACGCACCTGCGCCTACCGCCGATATAAATAGTTTATATCAGGAATTGTTAGGACGCGCACCTGACCCTACTGGTATCGCCGCAAACACAGGGGCTTCTGCGGACACGATTCGTGAAAGCATTTTGGCGTCTCCTGAGTACAACAACCAGAATATCAACACGATCTATCAAGACTTACTAGGTCGCGCACCCGATCCAACAGGAATTGCAGCCAACGCAGGTGCTACACCAGAACAAATCCGGCAAAGTATCTTTGGCTCAGCGGAGTACCAAAACCAAACTCCGCCTAGTGGTTTCTTTGATATGCCGGGGTATGGTGCAGAGGCTCCTGCACCGTATTCAATTGTTGGCGATATGCTCATGCAGGGCAATCAGTTGGTGTACAACGTTGCCCCAATCCAAGACGAAAACGGAAATGTTTCTGGCTATAAACGCGCTGATACGGGCGAGTACGTTGACTTAAATAAGCTCAACAAAAGCATCACAGGATATGACAAAGAGATCAATCAGTTGTACAACACCTTGCTTGGGCGTGCGCCAGACGTAAGTGAAGTCATTGCGTATAACAACCGGCTCAAAAGTGGTGAGATTGATCTAAACGATGTAATCCAAGGCTTTACTAATTCGCCTGAATACTTGCAAAAAACCATGCCGTTCCTTGACCCGAACGCCGATGTAAATACTAAGTTTGAGCAAGGCGTACGAGGGTTTGATGCTAAGGGATTAGTGCGCGGCGGTGCATATGAAGGCTTGCCTACGCATTACTTTGACCCCAAGACCGGCAAACTAGCTGCATGGTTTGGTACGTCTGGCGACTTAACCGGCACAGATGCGTACACATGGCATACGGCAGCAGAAGCCCAATTACCCGATGCACAGTTCCGTCTTGCTAAGGAATCCGAACGCGATGTAGGTAAAGACTGGCGCACGCTTGGCACAAAAGCGGCGGGAATTGTAGCGTCAATGGCTGCGCCCCAACTGATGGCGTATCTAGCCCCAACGTTGACAACCGGCAGCGTATTAGCCGATGCTGCAATTCAAAGCGCCGTTATGCAAGGCGGGAAGTCAGCATTATCGGGTGGAGATTTTACGGATATTCTGCGTGCGGCAGGAACGGGTGCAGCAACAAGCGTTGCGGGCGATGTGGCGGGTGACGTAATTGGCGATTACTTTTCAAGCGGTCTGTCGGACGCCCAAGCCAACGCCATGATGGGTGACTATACCTCTAGCCCCAATTATAACGATTACATTGACTACAAGAGTGCGGGCGATAGCGATATTGGCGACAGCGGTGAGGGTGCGGAATACATTGAACCTGCGGCTAATAAAGCTAAAAGCCCAGTGGAAGTTGAAACTGTACCAACAGCAAATCAGTTCTATGATGCACCACTAGCACCGGTACAACCAACGCAGATTGACGATTTGGTCATCCCCCCTGCCGAAAACTATGACATTCCTGAGGTTGATTTAACTGCGGGCGGGCCAGAGCAAAACCTAGCCGATCAGATCATTACTAATCCTGATGTGCCAATTAGTGACGTGTTGTCTAATCTAGATATCATTTCATTACTTAAAAGCGGCACGTCCACCGAAGGTATTGCAGGACTTATTGGCGCAATCGGTGGCGGTGCGGGCGGTGCGGGCGGTAGCTCGGGTAGTGGTTCGGGGTCAGGCACGGGCGTAGGTGGCGTAGGTGGAGTCGGGGGTGGCGGTATTGCAAGCATCATCAACGACATCTTTGGTAGCGCAGAAGAGTCCACTGACGATGACGAAACCAAGAAGAAAAAGAAGCAACAGCAAGCCGCAGCACTAGCCGCACTTGAGGAAATTTCAGCTAGAACCCCGCCGGGCGCACAGATTGACTATTTATACGATATTGGTGGTGAGAGTATCTTTGCCCCGATGCGCCAACAAACAACGAAACCCAAGCAAGACTGGGCTTATGAACCCAATGATCGGTTTGCACAGGGCGGCATGGTCGCGTTTGATGAGGGCGGTGGTGTAACCGAAGAAACCCGCGCATTGATGCACAATCCTAAATTGTCGCAGCGCGGCAAAGACAGAATGGAACGCGAGTACCCTGAAGACCCCTCAATGGTTGGCGAGATTGCGGCAGGGTTTCATCCTGTTATTGGACCCGCGCTATCGGTCAAAGATTTTAAAGAAGCTGCAGGTGAGGACGATTACCTTGGCATGGGCTTAGCTGCCCTTGGCATGATTCCGATTGCTGGCGGAGCTATCAAGGGCTACAACAGATTGGTTAAACCTGCCTTGCGCGAGCGTGCGTTTGAAAGAGAAATGGTTGAGCAGTATGGCAAGATACCAAAAGGCAAGCCTATTCCAGAAGGATATATAGGTGGACCCGATGCGCCTATCCCACGCTTTCCCAACGCTGAATCTCAGGCAGGATACTACTCGCAGCCAAAGTTTCAAACTGATTACGGGCGTGAATTTACGCATGACTTGGTTCATTCCTCGCCTAGCTCAAGCATTACTTCTTTTGACCCAACGCTTGGAATTGACAACAAAGGCAACCGCTTTGCTACACTAAACCCAGATAAGGCACGCGGGGCATCTGGCAATCCGTTGATGACTGGCGGGCATGCGGCTGACGATATCACCACATTTCTATCTAACAGCCCACACTATAGCCAGCAGTATTTGCCTTCTGATTTTATGATGCCAACAGGGGTTCCTTTGGTGCAAGGCATGCCCATCCCAAAAGAAACCTATAAGCCCGGCGCAACCATGTACCCAGTCAGCGCAAGACTGGGCAACGTATACGACCCAACAATGCCAGAAGCGGGCAAAATTGCAAATTCTTTTTTGGATTCGTTAACGCCGCCAAAGGGCATGAGCGACAAAGAGTTTAAATATTTCAAGCAACAATTCAGCCAAGGGCTTCGCAACGGTGAATGGCAGGCAATAGAAAGTGCGCCGTTTAGAAGCTTTCTCAAAGAACAAGGTTTTGATAGCTTTGCGTATTTAAAAGGCAATGGCAAAGAACAGGTTAAAAACTACGGCGTCTTTGAGCCTAGTAGAGTGCGCGGTAAATACGCAGAGTTCAACCCTGCTGCCGCGCATGAGTCAGACATTATGAAAGCCAATGGCGGCCTAATAGATTTGTTAAGGAGTAAATGATGAGTGCTGCGCTATTACAGACAGTGCAAGAGTCGCCCGTTTACGAGCGTGTTGAACCGCTGTATATGGAATTTGCCGAAGTTGATGATATTTGGGTTCGTGCATATGCCATAGAAAAGGCAGGCTCTGTCGCATCACAACACGTTCATCCGCACGATCACGTAACCTTAGTGTCTAGCGGCGCAGTTCGGGCATGGCAAGATGATGAGGACATGGGAGTGTTCCCTGCCCCATCAATGATTACGGTATTAGCAGGAAAAAAACATATGTTTGTTGCGTTAACAGACAATACTGTTTTGTGTTGTTTGCACAATCTTCGCGGCACAGGTCTTGAGTCGCCAGAAATAATTAAAGGAGTATAGCTATGCCAATGATGGATATTATTGATCTAGGACCCGGCGATGCGCCTGCCATCGACTGGGCTGATCTTTCTAAAAAATACGGTGCAAAAACTGCGGCATTGCTCGGTGCAGGGTTAGGCGCATCCGGTCTACTTAATAGCGGTCAACAAAAAACTGGCTATCAGGGCAAAATTCCAATACTTTCGGCGACGCGCCAACAGCTACCGATTGATTACAACGCGCCTCGTCGCCCCGGCAGCGGTGGCAGACGTTACTTTACCGACATGGCTTACGCACCCAAAGCGGGGATTGCGTCTGTAGCCCCTGCTGCGCCTGTTGTGGAAGCACCTGTTGCCCCTGTAAACCCAACGCCTACTGCGCCTGATGTGGTTGCCGCCGCGCAAGGTGGAATGATTGGCTATGCCCAAGGCGGGCTTGCTGATCTTGGCTACTACTTAGGCGGCAAAACAGATGGAATGGCTGATAAAATACCTGCAAAGATTGACGATAAACAGCAAGCAAAACTGAGTCACGGCGAATTTGTGATACCAAGCGATTGCGTCAGCGCCTTGGGCAGTGGAAACTCCAGCGCTGGGGCCAAAGTCTTATACGATATGATGGATCGCATTAGAAAGCACGCGCATGGCACTACGAAACAAATCAAGCCAGCCAATTTAAAAAAGGTCTTGCCGATATGAAACGAGGCGCACGTTACGAAGCAATGCAATTAGGCGAACCGCATTACATGGCAGACAAAGCATGTCAGCGCGGTCATCTTGCGTTGCGCGTAACGGCAACCGGAACTTGCACAGAATGTCGTCGATTGAAAGAAAAAGAGCGATATTATGAAAGCCATCAAAAGTCTTTAGCTACCGCTAGAAAGCATTACTACAGCAATCAAGAAGTTATCGTTAAAAAAGCACGAATTGCTAGAGCTACTGAGCCAGAAGAAAAGCGTGCTATTAGGCTAGAAAAGGCAAAACTTAAAGCGCGTTTGTGGAGGGCAAACAACCCAAAACATCGCAATGCCTTAACTACGGCGCACAAAAAAGTTGTTAAGCAGCGCACTCCAGCATGGGCGGACAGACAAAAGATTGTAGAGTTTTACAAGAATTGCCCAAAGGGGCATCAAGTTGACCATGTAATACCCTTGCGCGGCGAGCTTGTTTCTGGTTTTCATATTGCCGAAAATTTACAATATCTTACGGCAAAAGAGAATCGCAACAAATCCAACAAATACGATTTATCTTGAGGTGAATGATGGCTGAAGCTACTCCTGCAACTGCAACTCCTACAATCCCTGATCCACTAGCGGGCGCACAGCTTTCGACTGAATCTGCGCTATCTAATTGGGCGGGTCCTTACGTCACGGACATGCTTGGCAAAGGTCAGGCACTAAGTGAAACGCCGTATCAGGCGTATATGGGACCCCTGACTGCGGGTGCATCCAGCCTACAGAACCAAGCTTTTCAGGGCATAGCGGGGTTGGCGATGCCATCCACGATGGGTGGATATACGCCTCAGTCGTTTACAGCGCCCGGCACAGCACAGCAGTACATGAACCCGTACTTGCAGCAATCGCTTGACCCACAGCTTGCAGAGATTCGTAGGCAGTCTGACATTAACCGATTAGGTTATACGGGTAAGCTCACACAGGCGGGCGCGTACGGTGGTAGTCGCCAAGCCATTATGGATTCAGAAAATAACCGCAACCTTGCTACACAACTAGCAAAGACTACAGGCGAAGGCTATAACACCGCATACGATAAGGCTGCAAACCAGTTTAATACTGAGCAGGGTCTAGGCTTAAATGCTCAAAACTTGACCAATCAGTATGGGCTATCGGCATTAGGTAAAACGGCTGAACTCGGTGCAACTCAACGTGGCATTGAGAGTGAAGGTATCGCAGCGGACATGGCGCAGTTTAACCAAGAGCGTGACTTCCCCTACAAGCAAGTTCAGTATCAACAGTCGCTACTGCAAGGCATGCCGTTGGCTACGCAATCGTATACTTACCAACAACCTTCTACTGTTGCAAACGTTCAGGGTACGGCGGGCGGGTTGTCTAGTTTATATAAAACATTGTTCGGCTAAGGAAACATCATGTTCGGTATTGACCAACAAGTTCAGCAAAGAATAGATGCGTATCGCGGGAATCCGCAAAAACTTCAACAGCAGTACGCGCAAAAAAAGGACATTTTTGATCTTATTGCGTTAAACCGAATTACTGAAGAGCAAGAAAGTGCTGCCAATCAAATGAGATTGGATGCCGCAAAAAAAGGCACGTTGCCATCTATATACGCGCAAAAAGAATCGCAAGCACTAGACAACGCTAAGAAAGAAGTCATTGACGAGCAGGCTGGCATTATGCAGAACAAGATGAAGCAGATGCAAGAGGCGCAAAAGAAAGTCTTGCAAGCAGCCGGTGCGCCACAAATGCCCGGTCAAGCTACGCCACAACCACAAGAACCGCCCTCGGCAGGATTAGCCGGACTTGCTGCGCCAAACATTCAAGGCATGGCAGGGGGTGGTATTGTTGCGTTTGACCAAGGCGGTCAAGCGGGCGAAGAAGAAGCTCGCCGTGCGATGGAACAACGGCGTCAACAGCCCGCCCCGCAACAACAAACAGCGCCACAATCCGCACCAAGAGGCGGTATGCAATCCGGGTTAGATGCGCTTCTAGCAATTCGCCCTGAAGAAATTTATGAGCAACGCCGGATAGCAGCGGCTAGAGATACCAACTTTACACCTGAAGAACGTGCTGCCAAAGAACGGCAAATCCAAGAACGCTCTGCGGCTGACAAAGATGCGGAACTAATTAACTTTTTATTAGGCGGAGCAGGGCGCAGTACCAATGCCGGTGCAATTGCTGCTGGCGGCGCTGCGGCGCAAAATACGCGCAATCAAGCCCTTGCTGCACGCCACAGAGCCGAAGGGCAGTTAATTGACATTGGACCCGCATCACGCGCAGCAGGGCTTAAAGCGGGCGAGACTGCGTATGGTCACGCAATGCCGGGTCTGGTGTCAGGCGTTAAGGCTGGCGTGGATTTAGCCCAAGTAGGGGAAGCCGCTGCGGGAAGGCAATTGCGACAAGATGAATTAAGTCGAATTAAAGATTTAGAATTAGAAGAAAGGGTTCGGAACAATGTAAGCAACAATATTAAAAGTGATCGTTATATTCAGGGATGGGTTAAGCAATTGGAAAATTTAACTCCTAGCGATCCGTCATACCCTGCGATTAACCAAGCAATTTTTAATAGAGAAAATCAAATTAGGGCTGAAGCTGGTTTGCCGCCACGCTCTGCACCTCAGATGGTGGCAGACACAACACCCCCAAAGCCCCCTAGTTTTTTACAAAGAATTACTGGTAGCGGCGCAAGTAGAGTAGACACAAGCAATCCATTATTGCGCGGGAAATAAGCATGGCTAATTTGCTAGAAATTCTCAATGATCCAAATTACGTTAACGCAAACTTGGAAACCAAAAATGCTATTTTTCAAAAATACGCACCATCGGATGAGAATTACTCTAAAGCAAATTCGTCTACGCAAAGCGCAATTAAGGAAAAATTTGGGATTGGCGGCTTAGACGAACAAGGCAATGCACCGAACGTTTTTGGCGAGGTTGCCGCTAATGCTGTGCCTAGCGTAATTTCTGGTCTTGGCGGGCTTGCACAATTCCCCGGCAAGCTTGCAGACTTAGTTACAGGAACCGCGCCAGACGCAGAACCCGGTTTAATTCGCAAAGGTATTGGCGCATTCTTGCCTTTTGCGTCTACAGGCGCACGAGAAGCGGGCGGCAAACTGGAAGAGTTTGGCAAAGAGCTTAAAACCCCAACACTCCGCCGCAAAGAAAAAGAACGCGCAACCGCAGTCGAAGCGGCAGAAGGCGAGTTAAACAAGTTCAAAGTTGCTGGATTAGAAACAATCACCGATCCATCTTTGCTTAGTTCTTTTTTGTTTGAGCAAGCGCCTAATGCTTTGGGTTCAGCAGGCGTTGGTTTGCTCACTAAAGCCGGTCTAAAGTTAGCGTTTAAAAACTCTAGCCAAGCAACATTAAACGCCGCTGGAACAGGGGCATCTATTGCGACTCAAGTTGCTCAACAAGGCACTGATGTTGGCTATGACACATACAAATACATCTATGACGAGCTAGTTAAAGGCGGCATGAGCAAGGAGCAGGCTAACTCTATTGCAATTGAGAAAGGCCGCGTAGCTGCGTTAGAGGGCGGTGCTATATCTTATGCTCTATCCAGAATACCGGGTGCGCGTGAGTTTGAAAAGATGCTGTTTAGGGATGCGGCAAAAGCCGGAGTTAGCCCGGCAACTTTCTTGCAAGGCTTGCGTAGAGGTGCTGTGGGCGGCGGCGCGAGCGAGATGGGCGAAGAGGGTGGGGGTAAATTTGCCTCTAACGTTGGCATTCAAGAGGTATTCCCTGAGTATAAATTAAGCACAGGGCTTGGTGAAACGACTGCTATGGCTGGCATTGGCGGCAGCACGACTAGCGGCGTGTTTGGCGGGTTAAATGCGCGTGCAGAAGCCAAGGCAATTAAGCAGAATGAAGATGCTATAGCCAAAGCCAATGCGCCGTTTCAATACGTTGAGCCTCAGACCGGCACGACAATGACCGCATCGGTTACGGAATTAGATGACCCTAACTTAGTCTTTGTTGGCACGCAAGAAGTTGGCGGTCGGCAAGTCTATGTCTATGCACCTGCCGAAGGGGTAGGCACAGAAGAAGCGCCAGCAACTTCGCAAGCTGCACCAGAAGGCGATGTTGCTCAAAGCCGCGAACAAATGCTTGCGGAGTTTGAGGGCAGGCAATTGCCGCTTGCCGAGCAGCCTGTCGATCAAGCGCCTTCTGCCGTTGTCCAGCCAGACACTGAGGGTCTTAATGATGCCGATTTAGAGCTTCTTGCACAGGTTACAGAAACTCAGCCAGCCCAATTTACCGACCCCGATACCGGCGCAACCATAACAATTTCTCGCGCCCAAATAAACGACCCTGCGTTGATAGCAGGGGAAACGATTGTTTATGGCGGAAAAGCATATTACACCTATGCAAAGATTCCGCAAAAAGAGGCGGTGGGTCAATTAGATTTAACGCCAGTTAATCCTGAAGGTACGGTGCTTCCTACGCCCGCTCCTCCTGCCGCGCCTCCAGTCGCTCAATTGCCGCTTGCGCCAGTAAACCCAGAGGGTACGGTTATTGCACCGGCAAAGCCTGTTGACCCTAATGTAGAGGCGCAGCTTGCGGCAGTCGAGCCCGATGTAGAAGGAATGATTCCGAACTATCCTCCTCCTGCGCCAAAGGTTAAAGCCACTCGCACGCCTAAAGCCCCTGAAGCACCGCGCATTAACTATGGCGTAGATGTAGATGGCAATATTGGTGTTCCATTTGAAGATGGCGGATTACCGTTCCCTAACCGCGCCGCTGCCAAGAAAGCCAATAAATCTGGCATGAAGGTTGTTGCGGTTAAAGGCGGGTTTGCGTTAGCTGACAAGACAGAAAAAGATATTGCTAATGATCGGGTTAGAGCTAAGAACCTCAAGTCGGGTCCAAAAGGTTTTCTGTCGGCGCACGCATACATTGCATCGTTAGGCGGGCTAAATAAAAACGAAGCCGCCGAGCTTGACCCAGACGCAGCCAAGAGAAACATTCGCGTTGGTGGAAAGTACGTTTACGCATCCAAAGGTGGCCTATCTATGGGAGAGGTTGCAACGGCCTTGAAACAAGAAGGTTACATAGAAAACGAAGACAATAATGAAGCCCTTCGCGTATTGTCAGAGAGCATTAACAGCCCTGTTTACTCAATGCGCGATGCAGATGCTATAGCCGAGCAGCAGTTTGAGGCTAGAATCCAGCAAGAGGCTGATGAGTTTGCGCAAAAAGAAGCAGGAGCAGCCAAAGAAGCTCAGTTGGTTAGCCAAGAAAACTCTGAATATGCAAATTATTTAGCTATAGAAATGGAGTTTGGCGACTCCGCTCAGTCAATGTTGGACGCTGGCTTCTCGCAGCAAGACTTAAATGTTGTTGGATTTACAAAAGCTAGTCCAGAACTCAAGGCCGAAGTGGCTGCATTGATGGCGCAGATGGAAGCCATGGGTCTTGAAACTGCGGATATTCTTGCAGAAATTTCCTTTACACCAAACATCACTGACTTGGAGTATTACACTCGTGCAAAATCAGAACTCACCAAAGCAATTACCGCAGCAGCCAAGCAAGGAAGCAGTGGAAATGTTAGCCAAGCTAATGTATCGGCGGCATCAGAGGGAAATCAAGCAAAAAACAAAATAAAAACACGCACTATACCAACGGATAACTTTACTCGCGATCTTTCTGCCGAAACGGATACTTTATACAGAGAGATGAGCGGAGAAGGATTTTTAGATTTGCTTGGCGGCAATCAGCCGTTTGGCGTTCCTATTTTTATGTTTGCCGAGTCAAAAGATATGGCTCTTGGGCAAGGAAAAAACCGTGGGATAACAATTCAGATTGGCACGCAAGGATTGCGCGGCAGGCCAGTCTTTAACAAGCCAGCTCTAAAACAAGCATACTTAGATAACATGGGCGAGTTTGAGGTAAAAGCCCAGCCAAGCGAGTTGTTAAAAAACATTACATCTATTGATGTTGCCGCCAATGCTTTTGATGGCCTTACGAAAGGCCAACAATCTAATTTAAATAATATTTTAGACAGATTGGAGGCTAATGGCGTCAAGGTGAATAAGGCCGCCGGAGAGTTTGAACTTGGCAAATCGGCAGAAGATGATTTGTCTGGGCAAAAAGACATATCCGGTGGCGCAAGACAATTGCCCGAATTGGACACGACAGGATTAAAAATTCCTAAAGGTCGCAACCCGCAAGTCGTGGCTGCGGGCAAGCTATTCCAAGCAGGCAAAATGTCTAGGGAAGAGTTTAACGAATATGTAGCCCAATACACGCCAACCCAAGAAGTGCCGGTAGACAAGATAGAGCCGCCGACCCCGCTTGACAAAATCCTAGGTTTTTTCAAGTCGCCTAAAGAGGTTGATCGCGTACAGAAATCTATTCCTGATGGTACGCGCGTTGGCTTGCGAATGGACGTTCCTGCGCTCAATGCTGGGCTTCCTGTTGTATCTATCCACGAAGGCAAGGCAAATACCAATCCAAAGACCGGCAAGCCCTACGCATCGGCAGGCAGTGTAATTAAGTACGCTAGTACAGGCCATGTTAAGAACGTAACGTTCGCCCCAAGAAGTCAGGAAAAGAGCTTGGACATGGGGCTAAACCCCACCAAAGAGCCGCTACAGACCGTGGAAGGTGAGTGGGTTAACTCTACCCCTGAAGAAACATTTAAGCGCGTCAAGGATCTATCCAACGATAAGTCGTGGACACAAGTTGGGTTTGACCCTGCGCGACACGGTTACTTCTACGAACGCTCGACAGGGAATCCGGTTGCAAGCGCTAGCGAGGTCTATCAGGTCGGTAGATTCTTACTTGCCAAGGACGTTAAATACGCGCCAAAGTCAGACTTCTTGTACAGCAAGACTGCCGCACAACCGTCTGCTGGTGACAGAGCCAAGGTGTTGTCAGTCGCGGAGTCGGTTTCGGCAGACTGGACAAACGTGCCGGATGTTGTTGTAGTAGACAATATGCAGTCCGATGGTATCCCTCAAGAAGTCAAAGACTACGATAAGGCGCAGACTGGCGGCACGACAAAGAACCCAGAAGGATTCTTTTACAAGGGCAAGATTTATCTTTTAGCATCACAACTAAAAGATGAAGCGGATATTATTCGCGTGATGAACCATGAAGGGCTGGGTCATTACGGCCTGCGTGGTTTGTTTGGAGAGGCTTTAACGCCTATCCTAGATCAGTTGGCTAATGCTCGTCGCGATTTAGTTCAAGAGCGTGCAGATGCGTATGGTCTCGACATGAACGATCTAAATGATCGCAGACAAGCCGCCGAAGAAGCATTGGCTATCTTGGCGCAAACACGCCCAGAATTAGGCTTTGTTAAGCGTGCTGTTGCAGCAATCCGTACTTGGTTGCGCGAGCATGGATTTAAAAACTTAAAGCTCACTGACGATCAAATCATCAATGACTACATCATCCCTGCGCGTAATTTTATTGAGCGCGGAACACAATCGCCTAGCGAACAATTAAATGATATTCGTTATTCGCGAATAGACGATCAAACAAATACGTCCGCGTTTAAAAAATGGTTTGGCGACAGTAAAGTTGTTGATGAAAACGGCAACCCATTGGTTATGTACCACGGCACTACGGCTGACTTTACAGAATTTGACACTTCCAAGCGTGCAATAGCTGGTGAGGGTTCGTTTTTTAGCTCAACCCCTTCTAATTCATTTGCACAAGGGGAAGGCGGCAGAATGATTCCTGCATATCTGTCATTTAAAAATCCAAAAGTGATTGATTTAGCCAAAGAATCCGATGATATTTTAAAGAAAAAATTTATTAGCCAAGGTTACGATAGCGTTATTTTGATGCGGGATGGAGAAATAAAAACTGCAGTTGCGTTTTATCCAAACCAAATTAAATCCGCTATTGGCAATACTGGTGAATTTGACGCGCAAAACGCAGACATTCGTTATTCCAAGTCTGCCGCATCACTTCAAAAACCCAAACCTGCTGCCGTATGGACTGCGCCAGACATGAACCGTAAGGATACGTTCATTGGACTCATTCAAGACCGCAACATCAGCTTAAAGCGCGTGCAGCAAGTCATTGAAAAGTTGCCTACAGTTACGCAACTACAAGATAATCTAAACGCCTATCGTCTAGAAGACTTGGCGCATGGTCGTGTGCAGGTTCAGACTGATGATTTCTTGAAGTTTGAGTTTGCGCCGATCATCAAAGAAATGAACGACAACAAAGTTACCGAAGAGCAACTAACGGAATACTTGTTGAACCGTCATGCCAAAGAAGCCAACGAGTTAATTGCGAGCCGCAATCCCGGCAATCCTTTGATGCAAGACAAGGGTTCTAGCGTAACAACCAAGGACGCTCAAGACTACTTGAATAATCTTCCGCTTGCACAAAAAAGAGTTTTTGAATCTATTGCCAAGAAAGTCGACAAGATTATTGAAGGCACTCAAGATATTCTGCTGAACAATGGCATCATCTCTAAGGCAGAGCTTTTAGGTCCTGATAAAAATACGGCTGCTGAAAACAAACGTTTGAAGCTTGGCTGGCGCAACATGTTTGAGCATTACGTTCCGCTGCGCCGCGAAGAGACGGACTATGTGCTGCCATCCTCTAGTTTTAAAGAGATTGGCTCATATTCAAAGTCGCGCACAGGATCGCAAAAGAAAGTTACGGACATTCTGTCTAACGTTGGCATAGCCCGCGAGATCGCAATTGTTCGTTCAGAAAAAGAGAAAGCCAAACGTGCCGTTTATGGACTTGCAGTTGCTAATCCTAACCCTGAGTTCTGGATGGCGGTTAGCCCTGCTGCTGTACTAAATCAAAACTTGCTGATTCAAGAATTGAGTCAGATGGGATGGGACCCCGCCGATGCTAAAAACATCATGGCAGAACCCACGAAGGCTTATTTCAACAAAGACACAGGTTTGGTCGAGCATAAGATCAACACACAAAACCGTTATGCGGACTTTGTGTTGCCCGTTAAGATAAATGGTCAAGATAGGTTTGTATTTTTTAATCCCAACGACAAGCGTGCGGCAAGTGTCATCACCGCACTAAAGAAAGCTGATACGCAAAAACTCAACGCTATCAATAGTTATGTCGGCAACATCACGCGTTACTTTGCTGCTGTCAACACGCAATACAACTTGGTGTTTGGTGCATGGAACTTTGTGCGTGACGTTCAGGGCGCGATGCTTAACCTGACCACGACTCCTTTAAATGGCAAACAAGGGGCTGTGGCTAAAGGTACGTTTACCGCACTCAAAGACATTTACGCTGGCATCAAAGAAAAGAACCAAGGTACGTTGCAAAAAAATCCTGCCGATGGCTCATGGCAAGACTTCTTAGAAGCTGGCGGCAAGATTGGTTACAGGGATCAATTTGCCAAGATTAACGATACCTCTACCTTAGTGGCGCGTGAGCTTAAATCACTCAATCGTGGCAATGCGTATAAGGCCGCTAGGTCAATGTTGAACTGGGTATCAAGCGTCAACGATACTCTTGAAAACGCCGTTCGT